GCTGGCATCGTGACCAGCTACCAGGGCGACCCTCTGGACTGGCTAGCGGAGCACGTCCGGCTGCCGCACTCGGCGCGGTCGACGCGGTTTCAGCGGGACAACGCGCCCTGGCTTAACGACATTTTCCGCGCGGTTTGCGACGACCGGATCAAACAGATTGTTGCTCGGGCGCCTACGGGAGGGGGCAAGACCACGTTGCTGGAGCTAGTGGTTCCTTGGGTAGTGGCTCAGCAGCCTGGGCCGATGATGTTAGTCGGCCAGACCGATGAGACGACCAAGGAATGGGCCGAGTCTCGGTTGATGCCCATCCTTGAATCTTGCCCTCCCGTAGCCCGGCTATTTCCGCACGACCGGCACCAAAAACGGAAGACCGCAATTATGTTTCCGCATATGGCGCTTTTCCTTAACGGCGCCAATATGAGCAGCTTACAGGAAAAATCCATGCGGTATTGTTACGGAGATGAGTGTTGGCGCTGGGAGCCCGGGCTGGTTGACGAGCTTAAAAAACGGCACCACGACAGATGGAACAGAAAAACCATTTTGGTGTCGCAGGGTAGCAAAACCGGTGATGATTTCGACCGCGAATTTCACTCTGGGGTCGTCCACGAGTGGGGCACCGAATGCGAAAGCTGCGGCGAATGGCATAAGTATTTGTGGACCTCGATAAAATACGACGAGGCCCGCGACGAAAAAAACGAATGGAACTGGGCTGCCGTAATGGCGTCGGTGCGGCATGAGTGCCCGCTCTGTGGACACGTCACGCTGGACACGACTCAGGGGCGGCGCGGGATGGCGAGCAGGGGGCGTTACGAGGTTGAGCAGGGCGCTCAGCCGATTGCCGGCAACGTTTCGTTTACATGGTCGGCGCAGTCGGTCTGGTGGATTACCTGGGCCGATATGGTCGTTGAATGGCTCAAAGCTAACGAGGAAAAACGGCGCGGGAACACTGAACCGCTAAAGCAATTTCGCCAAAAACGCACGGCTCAGAGTTGGAGCGACGAGCAGGAGTCGCCCGAGATTAATTTGACGGCGGGAGATTATCATCTTGCTGATCACGGCGACGGGCAGCCGATTGACGGGGAGGCAAAGCGGCTGATGGCAGTTGACCGGCAACGGGATCACTTTTGGGCAGTGTGTCGGGCGTGGCGCTCTGATGGGTCAAGCCGGTTGATTTGGTGCGGCAAGGTGTTGACTGAGGAGCAGCTCCGGCAGATCCAGCAGAGGCTAAAAGTGCACGACAAGCTGACTTTTATGGACGCGCAGTATGACACGGGGCTGACTTACGCTTGCTGCGCCCGCTGGAATTGGACTGCACTCCACGGCTCTGGGAGGAAATCGTTTCAGCATTCGGTTGGGCAAAAAATGGTGGACAAACTTTATTCGCCTGTCAAAGACGCGGCGGCCCCGACCGGGGGACGGGCTAGATATATTTTCTGGGCCAACGAAGGGGTTAAAGACCGTTTTGCCCAACTCCGCGCCATGGGATCTCCAGTCTGGGAGTACGGGTTGGATACGCCAAAAGACTACCTCAAGCAGATTGTGGCCGAGGCAAAGAGGGAGGTGGTGGATAAATTTACAAAAACAATTCAGCGGCGCTACGTCCGCATTCACCGCGACAATCACATGGGCGATTGCGAGGCGATGATAACTGCTGTGGCTCTGATGCTGGGACTGCTGCGCGAGACAGTGATTGACTCGGAGGGAAAGCAAGGGTAGGTTTTTGGTCAACGACGACAATGAACTAACGCCTCACTTGGGAAACCGGGTGGGGCGGTTTTTTTACACCGCCACCCTTAAGTAATGGCTGCCGCGATTCCTCAACTCATTCTCAAAGCGTTTCTTTCGCGCGACTTGATGGAGCTTCGCGCACTCCGTGACGAGTTGTTGGACAAGGTCATCTCGGGGCAGGGAGGCTACCTAAGCGCCTCAACTGTCAATGGTTCCAGCTTTACGTTCACGGCGGGGATGAGTTGCCTAGACACATTACAGCACGTCCAGCTTGCGATCAGCTACAAAGAGGCAGGCGTCTGCGCTCCTATTACGCGCACCACAATTCGTTTCGCATGAGTCTGATTTCCCGCTTCAAATCGTTTTTCAAATCGGACGTGCCGCAGGTTAAAAGCGAGTACGAAGTGTACCGTCGTCAACGACTTATCGAAGGTGGCGCATGGGGCCAGCGTCCTTTTTACCAAAATCACACGCAGAGCATCACCAAAGAACTCCCTGTAGGGGAGTGGCGCACGCTAACATCAATGGCGCGAAAGCTTTATTGGAATGTGGGGCTGGTGAATTCCGCCATCGATCAGCGGGCTATGCTCACTGTCGGAAAGGCGATGCGGCCTATTTATACGGGAGAAGACAAAGCCTGGGGAAAACTGGCGGAAGCATGGCTAAACGACTGGTTTCAGATCGCTTACACTGACGGGTCGTCTTGGTGGGACGCGTTGTTTTTGGAGTCGGTTGCCATCGACCGGGATGGGGACTGCCTGACAATTTGCACGCTTTCAAAAAACGGATTCCCTCAACTCCAGATTGTGCCCTGGCATCAGATTGGGTCTCGGGATGCTGACAGCGCGACCGTCAAAGATGGTCCCTACGCCGGCTACCGAATGGAAAACGGCGTCATTCTAAACGCGGCTGGCCGAGCAATTGCCTACCGCGTTATGGGCGAGACCGCTGACCAAGACCGCGACATCTCCGCCCAGGCGGCAATGATGACTTGCGACCGGCGCGAGATTGGCCAGGTGCGTGGGATCTCTGGGCTTGCTCCCGCCATTCTGGGGCTGCGCTCGCTCAAAGAGTTGGGCGACGACATTCGATTTGCGAGCAACGCTGCCGCCAAGATCTCGCTCATCATGGAGACTGAGACAGGGCTTGCTGATCCTAGCGACCCAGCTTACGCGCTCGATACAAACGCCGCCGCAAACGACGTCACCGGCATTCGGATGGAGCAGATGCAGGGCGGAAACGTCCAGTATTTCCGCGCAGGCTCTGGGTCCAAAATCAGCCAGCTGAAAAGCGAAGTTCCTTCCGAGGCACAAGACCGCTTGCAAGAGCGCATCATTCGCGACGCGCTCCTTGCCATGGGCTGGCCGCCGGAACTGGGCTGGGACATGAGCAAGCTGGGCGGTGCCAGCGTTCGGATCATGCTGGAGCTAGCAAACCGCGCGATCTCCGATCGGCATCAATATCTTTCGCAGTTTTGCAAACGCCGGTGCGCCTTTGCCATTGCCAACGCCATCAAGCTGGGGCTCCTCCCAGCCTACAAAGGCTCCGACGCTGAGCGGGGCGGTGCGTACCAGTTTAAGTTTACGGCACCTCCGCAGCTCACCGCTGACTCTGGCTATGCTTCTCGAGACGCGATTGAGTCTTTCCGCGCGGGAATGCGCTCGATGACTGATATCCTGGGCGCGGGTGGCGTAACGTTAGACGAGCACCTCGACCAGATCGAGGCTGAGGAGATTAACATCCGCGAACGTATGGCGCGCAGTGGGCTTCCGCGTTCAGTTTTTGGCACTCTTACCCCTAACGGCCAACCTGCCGACATGGTGGCGCCTACTCAAAACCCATGAGCTTCTCCCGCATTCTCTCTCGCGTCTATCACCAGCCCTGGTTTATCACTGCCGGTGGGTTTGACGCCGTGCATCGCCTTGTCCAAGCCCGGCTCACGCGCATGGATGACGATGAGATGCCCGATATGAGTATGTATTCCAACCAGCGGGAGCCAATGGAGATTGACCCCAACGGAATCGCTCACATCGAAATCTGCGGCACGCTGGCAAAGGGAATTTCTCCCATCGAAAAATGCTGCGGCGCGACCGACTATGAAGACATCGAAGACGAACTCGAAGCCGCGATGGCCGCAAACGTGCGCGGAATTTGGCTGGAGATTGATTCTCCTGGGGGCGCTTGTACTGGCAATTCGGAGATCGCCGACCAGCTCCAACTGATCTCTCGCAAAATCCCAACGCTGGCGTTTACCGACGGGATGGCGTGCTCTGCCGCGTACAACATTGCCGCAAGCTGCCGAGAAATTTGGGCTTCTCCTAGTGCCACAGTTGGCAGTATCGGCGCCATCATCCCATGGGTGGACAACGGCGCAATGTGGGCTGAGGAAGGAATGGAGTGGGCGCCGATAACTAACTCCGAGGGCGATCTCAAAGGAGCAATGATGGGTCCAAGCTTGACCGCAGCTCAAAATGCGTCGCTTGCTGAATACGTCCAAGACTCGTTTAACCTTTTCCGCGACAATGTTTTGCGCAACCGAAACGTACCAGCAAGCGCAATGCGTGGGCAATGCTTTTTGGCTGGACGCGCGCTACAAAATAAGCTTATTGACAAAATAGGCGCAGAACAGTTAGCTTACGACCGTCTAGTCTCTCTCGTGTAGGCTTCATTGTTCATTGTTTCGCCCGTCTGGTTTAACCGCCAGGCGGGTGTTTTTTTTACAAGGTCGGGTTAGGTATGGATCAACCCGATACCCTTGCCTCCGCGCTGGAGGCGCTCTCCGCTGCCCGTGCTGATGCGCAGGCACTCGAAATCCTTGCTAGCGAACACTCTACAACTCTCGGCTCGCTCAACGCGCTGACTGAGAAACATCTAGAGCTTGCCGCCTCACTTGCCGCCGCGTCAATGGCCGCCTCAGATCAAGCCGCTGTAATCGCGAAACTTGAGGCCGAAAAACTCACCGCCTCTGAACGCGCTAACGCAATCGTCGCCAACATCGGCGTCGCCCCTGTGTCAATTGTCCCTGATGCCGCGCAGGCAAAAAGTTCCACAGAATTGTGGGCCGAATTTAACGCGCTTCCCATTGAGGATCGAAATTCATTCTACGCGAAACATCGCGCCATTCTCACCCAATAACTAACCCCAACTTATTTAAAACTTTATGGCCAACACCATCTCAGGCGTAAATCTCGCGGCAGTCGCAATGGAGTCACTCCCTTCGCTAAAAGCTTTATTTTCAAGCCTTTCTGCGTGCACGACAGACTTTTCTGCTGAAATCGCAGATCGTGGCGCAAGCATCACCACTCGATATCCCGTTAACGTCACCGCTCAGGATCTGAGCCTTGGTTTCATTCGCACTGGCGTTGAAACGGTTGCTAAGACCATCACGCTCAGTAATTACCCTGGGTTCTGCTACGGATTCAACGACTTGGAACGTTCCAAATCTTCGATCAATCTGAACGACCTGTTTGTTGCTCCCGCGTTGACTGCAGTCGGTCAATCCGTGTTTGGCACGATTTGGAACCTGGTGACTTCCAGCAATTTCAATTCGGTCGGCATTAATGCTGCCAACTTTGACCGCTCGGATCTTGCTGATCTGCGTGCTCGTTTGAACACTCAGGGAATGCCGCAGGAAGGCCGCGCTGTACTGCTTAACCCGACGTACTTTGCCAGCCTGCTCAAGTCCCTTAACACGGCAGAGTTCCCTGGCTTCATTCCTGAAAAGGGCGAAGGCTTTATTCCTCGCGTTGCCGGATTTGACGTTTATGAGTCTACCGAGTGCGACGCAAACGGTCAGGGATTGGGGGGCTTCGTGTTCCACAAATCCGCGCTGCTCCTTGCTTCCCGTCGCGTCAACGCTGACGGTGCCCAGCAGATGGGTGCTGAGATCGCCGACGTACTTGTCCCAGGGCTAAACCTTCCCGTACAGATGCGCCGTTTTTACGACGTCAATGCAGGGGAACTCGTTTATTCTATGGGCGTTCTGTTTGGAGCCACTGCGGGCCGCGTCGAAGCTGGCGTGCGCATCGTCGCTGAATAAAAAACCATCCACCACGGGGAGAGGTGGGCGTTTGCTCGCCTCTCCCTTTGTTTTACAAATATGTCTCAAAAACTCACTGTCGTCACAAAGGATCTGGAAATTGTCTACATTGGAGACGATTACGACGCGGCCATCAAAGCGTACAAGGCTTACAACGAGCCTGGGATCATTAAGGTATTTTGCCTCACTCGGCCCGACCGCGAAAAGCGAATCAAAGTTCAAAAGGCTGAAATGCCGTCTGCTGCAAAGTCCAAAAAATGAACTGGGTCGCCATAGCCGCAGACGCCACAGATCAAGCTCTTGCCATTATGGGCGAAGAGTTTGTTTACCAAGGGCAGACGTGGCGTGGTGTTATCAACCAAACGGACACTCACGAAATCCTTGAAGCAGGCGGGTTTGCAACTTACTGCACGTCTTCAATCGCGATTCAAAAACGCGGATTTCCTGTTCCGGTAAAAGGCGACAAACTGACCATAGCGGGGACACCGTTGCGTATTGTGCGCACTGCTGAACACCCTGTTTCGTGGACTCTTTACTTGGAGGACGTATCACGATGAGCCTTGACCTGGCGATGTGCGATGCCATTCGCAACAGTCTGCAAGATGCTTTTCCGACGACTTTTGTGGGGCTTCCGCACGACAACGAGCGGATCACAATGCCTTGCATCATCCTCGACTTAAAGGGCAACTCGCTGCTCAACTCGCCTTTGTGGACTGGTCAACTCACAGTTGCAGTGGCGCAACAGGCTGATGATTCGACAGTTGCGGAGCACATTGCATTTGTAAAAGACGTGTCTGGTTTTCTCACGAATCTCGAAATTGATTCAGACGCTGTGCAGCTTTACGGCATCATTTCCAAATCTTCTGACGGCGCCAATACCGAGCGGCATTGGGCCACAACTCTCACATCAACAATTGGCTACGGCCCAAAACCTTAATTATTATGCCCGCATTCGGAGTCGCAGATACATTCGGATTAACAGCCCCTGCAGGCTATTTGCAAAGCTCGGAAAGCTCTACAGATGTGGAGGTTGCAACCATCAAAGGCGCAACCGGACTCACTGTTGAGGCCATTCCTAAGCCGCGCACAACGCAGACCGTGACGGTAAAAACCAAAGGCACCGCGTCATTGTCTACAATCACAAGTGGTTCTGACTTTTCTGGAATCACGCTAACATCTTCTAAGTTTTCCGAATCAAACGACGATTTCGGCACAAGCGAAATTACTGGAGTCCTTTACGCCTAATTTATGAGCACATTCGGCATTACCAAAATTTCTGGAGATCTCATTGAAAGTGTTGATCTTGAGCACAAAGCAGACACCAAGCAGCTGCTTAAATCTACGGGCCAACACTCAGCCGCGCGCAACACAGACGATTCCTACACGTTTACCGTTAAGGGCAAGGGAGACAGCGGCGTGACCCTTGGAGGCTCTACAGGGGCTCCTACGGGCGTTAGCGGCAAGGTGATTATCACCAACGTAACTATCACCGAGGCAAACGAAGACTGGGTAGGATTTTCCTACAGCGGAACAGGTTACCCGCACGCCAGTTAACCGCAGCCTTTCTAAAATCACATGAAAATCGGACAGCAAATTGATTTTGTGCGCGACAACTTGCCGCCGCTCAAGTCTCCAAATACTGACTTAGTCAGCGCCTGGTTGACTTGCGGTGGGCAGCTCCTTGAGGAGGACCCGTACTCATGGACCGTCGAGGATACCAACTCGGGCCCGCAACAAACAGTCACTTGGTGCTTGGATGGCTGCATTAACGTTAAGTTTGGCGCCGAGGTCGTAAACTTTGGGGAGTTCCGCCGGCGCTGGCTTTCGCCGACTTGGTGTGTGGAAAATCCAGACCACCCAATCAGTTACATGCGCTTGCAGCGCGACAACATGGCGAAGATGAAGGCATGGATCAAAACACTAAAGCCCGCCGTATTAATCCGCCGTGGGGGCCGTGTTGCAGTCATTCACCCGGATCTTCCTGAGGCCAAGAAAAACAAAATCCTTGCTGAATTATGACACAAATTGACGACTTTTTGGACGGTGAAAAAATGGTGGGAGGCTTAAAGCTGCGCCCGCTAACGTTTGGCAGCAAAGCCGCTTGTGACCAAATGGGGCTTACAATGTTTACCTCTGGCGAAACTCCCACGGATCAAATTGAGGTGGAGCGACAACTTGTGGCCTTTGCTTGGATGCACACTGAACCGCTGCCAAAAGTCATCACAGCGCTTCGTAATGGCACCGCCGAAGCCTCAGCGTTTGAGTTTGGGTTTACTGTAGATTTAGGAGACGCAAAGGCTTTAACTGCTGAAATTGAGCGAATTGCGGCAGCATCTGTGCGGAACTCGGTTGATGTTGAACCACGCCCAGGAAGCTCAAGAGACGACGCGCCGGGAAACTAGTGCGGCCAGGACTGATCGAATCTTCGGTCTACGCACTGGCCTCCGCTTATCATTTTTCTGAGCATTTTATTTTATGGGAACTCCCTTACCACCGCGCTTTGAGATACTTGCACGCATCGTTGTGGGCAAACGGCGCGTGGACTGTAAAGGCAAAGCCTGCGCCTAAAGCCGAGTATGAAAAGCTTTTGGCCATTGCGCTAAATCCCGAAGATGAAGACTGAAGTGGAATTTATTGGCGTTGATAAGTTTTACCGCGCTCTTGAAAGCATGGTGGCGACTGGCAAGCGCAGTGCTGAAGAGGTTATCTACGAAAACTTTAAAGGAGTTATCCGCAACCTGTTAGCGATTACACCGCCAATGGGAGGCAAGACTCCAGATTTTAAGCTCAACGCAAAAGGGCAAAAAACTGGTGGGATAAATTTTGCGGCCGGAAAAAGACGCGGGCAGGATGCGATCGAAGTTGATATCCAAAAGGCATTTAGACGCGCACAGAAAACAACGTCTAGTAGTTTTGGAAGCGAACAAGAGGCGCTCAGCTGGTATCTTGGCGCGCGAAATTATCGCAAGCGGATTAAGGGAAAACCAAAACGCGCGGCGCAACTGAAGCAAATTAACTTTGTGCGCAAAAGCATCTTAGCCAGGCAAGGTAGTGTCGCTGCAGGCTGGAGCAAGGCTGCTGCATACTTTGGAATCACGCTTCCTAAGTGGGTCGAGCGGCATGGGATGGCTCGTTCTCGGCTAATTGTTGAGCGCAGCGAATTTGGTTACTATCTGACCGCCATCAACATGACTACGCATCACCAAAGCAATCAGATTGAGCGCATTGGACAAATTGCCATGAACATTCAAACTGAAAACATGATGCGCCAAATTGAAAGCTACATCAAAAAACAAGCCGCAGCCGCTGGCTTCACCGCTTAATTTATGGCCGACATAAAAGTAAAATTAGGGATGGACTCTGCCGAGTTTGCGGCAGGCGCAGCAAAGGCAAAAAAGGCGATGAAAGACCTTGCCGCTGCGCCTCCTCCAAACGTTGGCAAAA